TGATTCTGCACCGGAGACTTACCCACAGAGCAATGAACTCGGAGGGTCAATGGCTCCACCTGAATGGCACCGAATTCACCACTTCCATGAATGATCGATGGCTCGGGACCAAGGAACAGTTCGAAAACATGAACTTCCTGTGGGGCGGAAAGCTCATACCGGTGAAGGCGGACCTGCGCAAATTTACGTTCCAGGACCACAATTAACACTTGCGCACCGAATGGCCCCGTGCTAGTGTAACCTTAGCCGGGGTCCCGGTGAGCATACAGCAACCAAGGAGTGCATCATGGCACACGAAATCGAAAATGAGCAGATCGCCTATACCGGCGAGGAACCGTGGCATGGCATCGGCGCCAAGATGGAGCCCGGCATGTCCCCGGAGGAATGGCTGAAGGCAGCCAAGCTGGACTGGACTGTTACCATGCGGCCGACCTACGTCAAGCCCACTGAAGAGGGTGACCTCATCCCTGTCCCCAACAGCTATGCTCTGGTGCGGGACACGGACCACAAGGTGCTGACCGTTGCGTCCGCTCGGTGGACCCCCCTGCAGAACCGGGACGTGCTGGACTTCATGCAGCGGTATGTCACAGCGGGCGGCGCCGAGCTCGAGACCGTGGGTGCTCTGCGGGACGGCAAGATTATCTGGGCTCTTGCCAAGTTGAACCACAACTTCGAGGTCCGCCGGGGCGACCGCATCGGGGGGTATCTTCTGTTCCAATCCCCGCACCAAGTCGGCAAGAGCATCATGGTCAGCACCACGACTGTCCGGGTGGTCTGCGCGAATACCATGGCAGCGGCCCGTCGGCAACAGGAGGTGAACTACCGGCAGAGCCACCTGAACGAGTTCGACGTGGAAGCCGCCCGAGAGTCGGTGGCAGCGGCCCACGATCAGCTGGCCGAGGCCGAGAAGCGGTGGAAGGTGTTGGACAAGATCAAGCTGTCCACGGACGACATCGTCAAGAAGGTTCTCATTCCGGTGTATGCCCCGTCAGCCCAGGAAGCAGAGGACTCCAGCGCCGTCATGGGAATTCTGCGGTCCATTGCCGCTGCGCCCGGCTATCTGGGGGATGACAAGGAAACGGCCTATGGCGTTCTCAACGGCGTGACCCACTGGTCCGATCATGTTCGCGGCAAGGGCGGGGCTGGGCGGCTGAAGTCCATTTTCTCGGGGGACAGCCACAAGCAGAAGCTGGAAGTCGAAAGCCGTCTTCTGGAGCTGGCCTAGTAGCCATGAAGTGGGATCGGACACAGACTTTCGGGCAGGTTCTCTTGCCCGTTAACCCTCTGGCAGTTTTACCTTTCGACAAGAACTCTGCCATCGCCCTCAGCTACGGAATGGGTCTTAGAGGGTGGCAGAAGATGATGGACCCTGACCTTACAACCCCCCTGACGGTGTTCCTATTGGAAGACCTGCAATAAAGGACATACAGTGATGAACGAAGCTGTCAAGACCCCCGCCTACGAGCCTCTGAAGGAGGGTCTGGCTAAATTGGCCGGAAAGCCCAAGCCGGGTCCGACCTATAAGCGGAACCCGAAAGACAAGATCGAGGCGAGTGCCATTGCTGAGCTGTGCCGACGGCATGGCCGACCGTATGTGTCAAAGCGCATCGGGGTCAGTGTTTCCCACTTGTCCGACATTATCAGTAGTGGCTCGGCTTCAAAACACTACGAACTGGCTGCTCGGTATGTCCTGAGCCGGGAGGCAGACCAGAAGGAAGCCTCCTCTATGACAAGGGACCAGTGTCTTGAGGGTCTGGCCAGATACTATTCCAGGCTGTCCGTCTTTGACCTAACGGCAGAAGACCAAGCCCTCCTCAGCCGGACCCTTGGTGACGCGCTACGCGCCCGCGTGGCGGGCGCTGGGGCGGCTGGCAAGGGGGCCGAGGGGTAGTATGCCTAGCCCGCAACATGCCCGCCACGCGGCCAGCCGGGGGCCAGCAAGCCCCCGGCAAAGCACATACATTGCCAGCCGCATAACCAATACGCCCGCCCTACGTCTAATCCACCGGGACCCCTACATGGACGTTAGCGTTCACGATACTAACCTGGAGGGTCTGGTATATGTGCGAACCGCCATGCCCACTCACACGGAATGCGCTACTGGACTCTATGACCGGGAGGCCACCAGAAGATGGGTGAAACAGTTGATGGGGCTAGGTTTCGTAAGGATACCAACCGAGGACAAATAGTGCTTGCGCACCCCGCCACCGCCCGCTAAATTGGGGGTAGTAAAGGAAATAAAGTAATGCCCAACGTATACATCGTTCAACGACCCAACAAGGAAATGGACCTGTCGTCGGCCCTGGACTACGGGGTTATTCGGTTCGTCATCGAGGACAAGCGGTTCCAGCCCTCCCAGCAGCCCGGCGTGGCCCAGAAGCTCATTTACGAAGGGCTGAAGTCCTTTGACCCGAATGAAGACTACCTTCTGGCCTTGGGACAGGACTGGTGCGGAATCGCCATGGCGGGTATGGCCCTGAACCAAATGTGGCCAGGAAAACCCATCAAGATTCTCCGCTGGGAGCGCAAGCGCAATCCGGCGGAGGGTGCCAAGTTCCCACAGGGGTTCTATACCCCCTCAACCATCCGAATGTAGGAGTGCAGAATGGATGATTTGAACCTGTTCGACGACGTGGAAGGCCCCGACGAGGGGGGCCTTTCCAGGCTGTCCCAAATGTTCCAGCGTCGCCAAGAGCTGGACGAAGTTGTGGAACGGCTGAAGGCCGAACTGCAAGTAGCCACGGAGGAATTGCGCGATCTGGATGAGCGTCAGTTCCCGGAGCTGTTCGATGAGGTCGGCGTCTCGTCGTTCTCGGTGGGCAACCGGAAGGTGGAGCTTCAGGAGAAGCTCTACGGATCACTGCCCAAGGACGAAGAGGAGCTGTCCGTGGCCCTTGGAATCCTGAAAAATCACGGTGGCGAGTCCCTCATGAAGGTGGCTGTCTCGGTTGACTTCAACAAGGGTGAGGCTGAACACGCCAAGCAAACTGCCGAGCTGATCAAGCAGGCTGGCTACAATCCCGTGGTCAAGGAAACCATCCACGCGGCCACCTTGCAAAAATTCGCCCGCGATTTGCTCGAGAAGGGCGAGGTCGTCGACCTCAAGGCCCTTGGCCTGTATCATCGCCGTTTCATCAAGATCAAGTGAGGTCAGCCATGGGTGTCCCCCGTAGGAAACTGCGCCGCGCCGAAAAGGCGGCACATGCTCGGAAAGTCGGCTATTACCCCGACCGCACGTGGATTCCCCTCAGCGGAACCAAACCCTCCCCCGGAGAGCTTGGGCCGGGGATGCGACGGGCAATTGCCCGTGAATCTGGCAAATGACCAATTTTCCGGTGTCAGGTAGCGACAGAGTGCGGGGCGAGTCAAGTCCGGACCGCATGAACAGGGGGTTCGAATCCTCCGACCGGAGCCAGAATCCCGAAAGCCTTGGCCACTAGGGATTAGACAGTCGGGATAGACCGGCCCGGCGCCTCAGCGGCATCTGGGGCAACCTTTAACGGAGAAGTGTGAAAATGGCAACCAAAGACGAAGAAAAGAAAAAGACCGAAGTAGCCGTCGCTTCGCAGGGGGGCAATCTTCCTGCGGCGTCGGATCTGGACATCTTCGCTGACGCGGGTCTTGGTAACGAGAACGTCGGTCAGCAAGACATCACGATTCCCCGACTCAAGGTCGCGCAGGCCCTGTCGCCGGAGATCAAGAAGCAGAAGGCCGAATACATTGAGGGCGCGGAAGAAGGCAGCGTCTTCAACTCGGCCACCCGTGAACTCTACCAGACCCCCCTCGTGGTGGTGCCGGTGGCCTATGTCCGCCGACATCTTGAATGGGTTCCCCGGGAAAAGGGCGGCGGACTTGTGAACGCCGACCATACCGAGTCGATCCTGGAGGAATGCACCCGGACCGAGAAGGGCGATTGGGTCCTGCCCAATGGCAACGAGATCGTGGTCACGCCCGAGCATTTCGTGATTGTCGTCAAGGCTGACGGCTCCTACGAACAGGCCGTGCTGAGCATGTCCGGCTCCAAGGCCAAGATCAGCCGGAACTGGAACACGGCGATCCGGAACGTGAAAATCCGGACCCCCGCCACGGGGTTGATGGTCAATCCGGCCCGGTTCTATATGTCCTACAAGCTGGACACCGTGATGGAAACCAACGATCAGGGGGACTTCTTCAACTGGAAGATTTCGACCAATCTGCCGACGATCGAGATTCCGGACATTGGCGTGGAAGTCTACCGCGAGGCCCGTGCCTTCCATGAGCTGATCAAGTCCGGCATTGTGAAGGCTGAGGTCGAAAACCCGGCCGAGGGCAAACCGGACGCCGGTCCGGTGGACAATAACAACGCCTTCTGAGATCCTAGGGACCGGTGAAAAATAATTTGCGCCGGTCCCGATTTTACACTTGCATCCGGTTTCTAGGCGGGGTATAGTGTTCTAGTTACAAGGCAATAGCGCCACTGGAAACCAAACTGGAGGACCAATCATGGCTCACAAAGTTTACGAAGACACCGTTCTGGCCCAAGGCCCCGGTGCCAATTATGTGAAGCGGCCGAAACTGGCCGCGATCGTCGGTGCCTTTGCGGAACCGACCCGTGTCGATCGTGGCATCGCCGCCGCAGCGGAAGCCCTGCCCGAGCTGAAGTCGAAGAACTGCGAGACCGCCGAAGGCAAGGCGAAGTATCTGCGCAGCTATCTGTCGCAGCTGATCACGGCCGAAGCCCTGACCATCGTCGAACCCGGCACCGCCCCCGAGCCGGCGGCGAAGGCGGAGGGCGGCGAGGAAAAGCCCAAGCGTTCGCGCAAGAAAAAGGAAAAGGCCGAAGAATCCACGGCAGCCGACCCGGCCGAAGGCGGTGAGCCGGCGGAAGAGCCCGCCGAGGGCTGATCCCCCCTCGGGGCTCCGTGGCCGGGCATCCCACGTGCCCGGCCATGTTCATACAGCTATGTAATATTCAGCACAGGAGGAGCTTCTATGCTCATCAATGTCAGGGGGGCATTCGGTGCCGGGAAGTCGACAATTGTTCGAAACGTGCTCGGTAGGCCGAACCTCGGCCAGAATGCCAACCGAGTCACTTTGGCGGAGACCGTGATCGTTCAGGAAAAACCCGACGGACGGACTGTCGAACAAAGGAAGGTGGTCAAAGGAACCTTGGGCCACTTCGGCCATGTTTGCGCCTTGGGGACCTACCGGGCCGAAAACCCCTGCGGTGGGGTGGACGAGTTCAGTTGGAAGGGCGCGCACGACACTATCTGCGACGCCATCGCCTACTCTGCCAGCGCCCATGAGATCACGCTGTTTGAAGGGCAGGTGGTTTCTGGTATCTACCAACGGTATGTGAACCTTTCCAAGAAAATCTTCGACATTACGGGGCAAGTGACCTACGTTGTCTACGTCATGCCGGGCCGGGAAGAATGCTTGCGTAGGGTCTCGGAGCGCAGCGGCAAGCCCATTGACGACCCAAGGCTGATCTCCTCGGTCTATGACAAGTATAAGGCCGTCCAGGGGTGCTTCGACAAGATGACGGCGCTTAACGCCGAATACCTGAATCTTTCCTACTGGCATACGACCGACGATGCCGAGGAATACGTTCGATCCCTTGTGACCAAAGGTCTGCAGAGGGGAATGTGATGGAGTTCCAAACAGATGATTTTGTTCGCTGGGCCTGCTTGCGAGAAGTGTCTCGATTGGCGAGGCAGGCCGGGTTGCCCCGCGAGCGCTGGTCTGAGGACCCTATCATGCGGAACTATCGGTTCTGTAACGTGTCCCGAGAGGATGACAGGGTCACGGGGGTCGTTCGGGAGCTGATTCGAGACCCAATGTCGAAGGCTGGAGCTCCGGCCGTGGAAATCTGCAAGGCGGTGGCCGTTGCCAGATTCTTCAACCTGCCGGGGTCTCTGCTGGAGCTCCGGGAAAAGGAAGCCATCACGGAAACCAAGTGTGACTTGGAGGCTGTCTTTTATGTGATGACCGACCGCGCCATCAGGGGGGACAATTGCTTCAACACGGCATACGTGGTCGGTTGCCCCCCTGGACAATTGGTTAAGCCGTGGCTGGGGATTCCCGGTAAGATCGCGTATGTCTGTTCCATTGTCAAGCGGGCAACGGACGGCGGATACTTCAACTACGAAGCCCCTTCTCGACAGGCATTCGTGGAAAATCTTCGGGAGGCCGCAGGGTTCAAGGACTTTATGGCCGGGCAAGTGGCAGCGGACCTCTACTACACGACAGTGGGGAATTCGTGGAAGGACCATATGACATGGGCTCCCATGGGGCCGGGGGCCGTTCGGGGCATCAACCGCTGCATGGGGAGGCCGGTGGAAGCCCCCATGGACCAGAAGACCTACCTCGAAATGGGGACGAAGGCGTTGGAAATGCTTCCGCCCCACATGGTCGCGGATCGGGGTCTCACGTTGCACGATGTCAACAGTAATGTGTTTTGCGAGACGGACAAGTATCTCCGCATCAAGGAGAATCCGCACCGTCGCGTTGGGAGGAGGTTCACGTGAAAGTCATCTATGCGCGCAATGCCGAAGACGCGTTGTTCACCGCCCTGATTCTGTTCCGCAACGAAGGGGTCGAGGAAACCAGCCGCAACGGACGGGTGATTGTTCTCCCGTATCCGGTGACGACTGTCTACAAGTATCC